GAATCATCGCCATCAAAAAACTGCATTTTGACGTGGGATTGATTTGTTGTTGTGCCATCATCATTTTGTTTGTCTGCAAACTTACCATAATAAATTGTTTGATCTGTAAAAGAACTTGGAGAAGTGGCACCAGAACTATCACTTGTATTGAAATCAGTTACTTCTATATCGTCTAAAAAAATTTTTTTACACGCATTTATTTGACCTTCACCTAATACTAAAACCAAATATAAAAATTCATTATTAGAACTTGTTTCAACAAAAACTAAAGTTCCCCCAACTTTTCTTAAACCATAAATGACAGGAATCCCGGCTGAACTTGATCTTTTATTTACTAATACACCATCAGTTTTTGCAGACGTAGAATCAAAGTCTGGAATGTCCGGCATATCTGGTACAATCCAACCAATGACATCTTCAACAATATCAACCACGACATCAATAATATCTTCAATAATATCAATTACAGGGTCAAAAATATCTTCTAGAATTGGTATGCCACCACACATTATTTAAATCTCCAATTTTTTCCAAGTTCTTCAAATCCTAATTTTTCCATGACATTATCTAAATGTATTTTTGTCATTGATCCAAAAACTATTTCTTTACCTTTTGCTAATTTTTTTAACATATTTATTAAATTTTTAAATGTATTGAATTGTCTATATTCTTTCAAAACATAGCACCATAAAACCATTATAGAAATTTCTTCGGTCCAAAATTGTTTCACAAAAACAAAACCTAATGATCCAATTAATTTGTCATCATCAGTTCTTGCACAAATCAATGAATTTTTTTGTTGGATTTTTGATATATTATTAAAAAGTCTTTCTTCATCTATTTTTTCAAAATTTATTTTTAAAAATTCTCTTTTAAAAATTTTTAATTGTTCATAAATATCATCTAGATCTTTGTCATTTGCTTGTGAAAATTTTACGTTAGCCACTATTACCCCACTTTAAATCTCTAATTATTTGGTCTGCAAATTCAAAACCTTTATCTCCAGAAAAAAATCTTTGCTGTGTTTGATTGTTTGTTATTCTTCCATTGACCTGTGAAGCGTTTGCAAAATAACTTTCTAATTCAAATTTAACTGTGGCTGTGGAATTATTATCAACTATTTGAAATGAATTGACAAATCCGTGATAAATTAAAAATGGATCTGCAATTATAGAATTAGAACTGTCTAGAAACGCTCTAAATATTTTTACTTCGTCGTGAATAACATTATTATTTAAAACAACAGATATATAAGTTTGGTCAACACCTGTGATTGTTAGATTTATTCTTGAAACATTTACGCCTTGGCTTTCTTTTACATTAGTCACATCTAATAAAACGCCAGAGGATAAATAAGTTGTTGATGATCCAGATATACTTGAAGTTAAATTAAAACTATTTTCTGTGAACGCAAAATTATTACCTGCTAAATTTAAATTTACTAAATGAATTGAATTTATATTTTTTGTTGCAAGTTCATTTTTAACTGCAGTGGTCAAACCCCTTGCCATTATAAAGCCTCGATAACATCAAGTTCATAATTAAATAAAAGCTCCCCGTTTGAATCAGAAATATTACTTTGAAATTCTTGCACATCATTTGTCAATCTAACAGTTATTGGAACGCTGTCAAAAGTAATAGCTGATCCAGATATTGTCTCCCTTAATGGAGGTTCAATTGTCAAAGTTCCGGAAGTGATGTCTGAATTATCTGCAACGACCATATAAACTTTATTATGGGATGCAAACTTAATAAGATCACCGGCCAACAAACTTCCAGATCTTGTGCCACCTAAAGTTATTGCTGTGGCCCCGGCTGAAGCTGTTCCTGTTGGCGATCCACCAACTGTGCCTTTAGCACTTCCGATATAAGACGGAAGTGTGATTGTAAAATTTTCTTTTCTTGATCTTTGTTTTATTATGAAAGCAATAAGTGGATTTATTTGCGTTCTTGATTTCAAAGGAAAAGATAATGTAAAAGAAAATCTTTGACTATCAATTTGTCTAGTAAATGTTGTTCCATCATCGGCTGTGGAAACTAAAGTTCTTTGATTTGATTTAAAGTTTAAAGCGTCAAATTCTACTAATGGTAATGATCCACTCATACTAGCACCGGTCTTCCTTTATCTGTGACAGCTTGATTAATTATATTAACAATTGTTCCTTTTTCATTATTCAATAAAGATCTAAACCCTCTGGTGTCAATTGCATTTATTGTAAAGTTTACATTTACTGGGCCACCCATTCCCATTTTATTATTTGGAACAATATTACCAGATTGATTTGGAACAAACATTTCCGGGCCTTTCTCTCCAACAATAAATGGTTTACCGGGTTGAACTGGTCCACCTTTTTCTCTAAAGCTAGTTGATTTTATTTGAGCAACTAGAGCGAGCCCTTTTGCAACGGTGGCTGCGGCTGCTATTGCACCAAATGGAAAACCACCAAATCTTTTAAATGCTTCTACGGCTGCAGTGTAAGTATTAACTGTTGCCTCTGCAATTCTAACTGCCTTAAATGCTGCGAAAGCAGTTTTGTTCATACCGGCTAAAATTTCTAATGCTTCTCTTGATTCCTTAATTGTATGATCTTGTGCGTCTTTTCTTATTTTTGCTTTTTGATCTTCAAGTGCTTTTTCACCAGCAATTCTTGAGTCAGCATATTCTTTGTGCATATCAAGTTGTTTTTGAAAATGTTCTTGATCTGATTTTATTCTTGTGTTCGCATGAATTTCATTTTGCATTTGAATTCTTTTAAGAGTTTCTGCTTCTTCATCTGCAATCATTTTTAATTGTCTTCGTCTTTGCATACCATAGTTTGCATAAACTTCTAAAACACGCTTCAATGCTAATTCTTCTTTTTCAAGAGCTTCTTTTTCTTTTTTTAATTCATCAACAATTTCATCAACAGTGAATGCTTCTTCTTTTTGTTTTAATGCTTTTGCAACTTTCATTATCTGGTCTTCGTAAACCGGATATGCGTCTTTAAATATTTCGTCGTTTGCTTCTTTAAATTGTTTTATTTTATTTTTTGTATCTTCAATTATATCTCTTTGTTCTTTTATTTGGTCTGCGAATTCTTTTATTTTTGTATTTTCCCCGTATTGATTTATCAATAATTCTAATTGTGCCTCTGCTAAACCTAATTGATTTTTATAATGTTCTAATTGTTCGTTGTTAAATGCAATGGCCTCACTTGCAGTATCAAAATCACTTGGAAGTTTACCCAACCTTTCAAGAATTTTGTCAAATTGTGAAATGACAATTGCTGCACCGGCAATAAATAAATTTCTTTTGATCGTTGCGTTAAATAGCAACATGGCCGAATTTGCTTTTAGAATACCACCGGCTAGACCAATAAATATACTTGCAACTTTAAAAGATATTAATAATTTTATTGCTTCAACTAAAGTATCAAAATTATCTTTTAAAAATATTATTGCATCTGCTCCTGTTTTTACTGCCTGTGCTAAACCTTGACCTAATCCTATTGCAATTTCATCTAGCGTTTTAGAATTTTCTGCAAGGAAAGTGTCAAGATCTTTAAATTGTTTTTTTAATTCTGGAAAAAAACCTGCTTCTAAAATTGTTTTTTTGAAACTAAAAAATTTGTCGCCAATCATTGAAAGAGTTCCCTCAAATGTATTTGCTAATTCGTCTGTTGCTTGTCCAAATTGGCCACCTTTTCCAAAAACTTTTTCAAATGCTTCAACTGTTTCTTCTATTGATACTGTTGCCCCGGCTTTGAAACCAAGCATATTTCTTACGCCTTTTTCCCGGAACAAATCGGCTGCACCAATACCGGCACTAAAAGATCTTTGAATTTGTTCTGATGCAGTTCTAAAATCTAACCCGGTCACAGCTGCTACGTTGCCTGTGATTTCCAACATGTTTTGTAAATCATCTGCATTGTCAGTGACAGTTGCTAATATTCCAGATCCGGCTTGAATTTCTTCTAATGAAAAAGGAACTTTGGAAGCAAATTTGACCATATTGTCAAATGCTTTTGCACCTTCATTTGTGTCTTTAAGTAAAAATTTTAATCTTGTTTGTAAATTTTCTAATTCTTTACCTGTATTGACAAGGTTTCTAATAACAAGACCTGCTCCCAATCCGGCCAAAGCATTGCGAACATTAAATACTGCTTTTTTGACCCCGTCAAGATTGCCTTGAACACTTTTTAATGCTCTTTGGGATTTATCTTTTGCAACAATATCTACTTTTACTGTTTTTGTTGCCATTATCTCCTGTTCATCCTTTGTTGTTGTTCTGCTCTTTCATGCTGTATTTGAAAATAAGCAAGCCACATATTAAACTCTTGAACGGGCATTTGCAACACGTCTCTTACGGACATGTGTAATCGTTCTCCTAAAGCAAGAACGTTATATAATTCTGGATCAGAATTTATTTTTTTTTAATGTCAGAAATTGAGTCTTGTGCCAATATCTGTGTTGATACTCTTGAAATAACATCAGTATCAGCTTTGATCATAAATTTTGGTTTATGTGATAAATCAAACATTTTGTCGCCAGACTTTGTCTCGGCTTTTGAAATAATTATGTCAACAAGAACATTAAGGTCTGAAGTTTCAGCACCTTTAAATAATCTTGCTTTTTCTTTCATAGTAAAGGGTTTCACATAGATTGCTCTATCTCCCTCCAAATTCCATTCTGGAACTTCTATAATTTTTATATCAAGTGAATCAAAATGAGATTTGACTCCCTCAAAATAATCTATTTTTTCTACCACAAATTAGACTGTTGCTTCTGTTATGCCACCTGTGAACTGAAATGTAAAAGTTCTACTGATTATACCGTCCATAGTAACCCCAACATCTGCACCTGTCACAATTGCTGTACCTGTGAAATATTTGTCGCCACTATCTGCACCCTCTGGATATAATTCTAAAGTTGCTTCAGTTCCAGAATTTGCAGCTTCTTGAGCAGTATCAGTTTCATCAAAGTGACATTCAACTGTTGCAGTTGCGTCTCCCCTTAATGCTTTGTAACTTTTATTTGAATCACTTAAAGCAGTGTCTTCAACTGTGTCATGAGTTTGGTTTAAAGTGAATGAAGTCACTTCGCCAACTGTATTTGACCCAATTTTTACAACACCATTAACCCCTGTATGAGTCGCCATAATTTTACTCCTCTATTATGTTTGTTTCTTCTTCTTCTAAAGTCTTTTCCATTTTAGGTAAAGTCTTTTTTTTAGGTTTATTATCTGCTTTGAAACCTTTATTTAAATAACTTTCAAGCTGATCCTCATAAACTTCAATTTGATTTTCTCCATCTGGAAAAAAAATTTTTATTCTTTTAGCCATTATGAATTACCCCTTGTGAATTCGTATAAAACTCTTGCTGTTATTCTTACTGCACCATACGGAAAGATAACCCCCTCATCTGAATTTGCTTCAACAATTTGGGTGTCAAGAGCATTTCCATTTCTGGTTATATCATTGTCAAGGGTTTCTTCAACCACTTCAATAACTTGGTTTCTTAAAGTGTCAATATTTGCTGTTGTTCCTTTTACAAATGCCACAATCAAAAAATCTATAGTGCCCTGTCTTTTCCCACTTGAAACTGCACCCATTGAAAACATTTCCCTTGATTCGTCACCGGTCTGAATAAACATAGCCGGAAATTGACTGTCTGCAAGTTCTTCTACTTCAAATGGTTCTCTTGTAATTTTTTTAAATTCTATTGGCGATGAAACAGCATCAAGTTTTGATATTATATCACTTGCAATATTTTCTCTTTTGCTCATGGTCTTGCTGTCCTTTTGGCAATATTATCAAAAAAAATTTTTTTTATTTTATCTTCTTCTTTCCTACCTATTGCAAAAAAAGGTCTTCTTGGAAGTTTGCCTGTTCCTGTATCGTGAAAAAATGCTTTTCTATTTTCTGCTTGACGTCTAAAAAATATTTGACCTTTTGATGCTGTGGAAATAAAAGTGATTGCTCCTAACATTTTACCACTATCAAATAAATCTACAAAACTTGTTTGTCTGCCTTTTTCTTGTCTGCTTTCAATTGTTCTTCTTGAATATGGTCTAAATCTATTACCGTCTGCATCTTTACCTTTTAAAGTGCGCTCTTGAATTTTAAGTGATCCAAATGCACTTGCTCTTGCCAAACTTTCTTTAATGATCCCCGGCATATCTCTTTGAAAATTTTTAAAAAATCTTTGCACTTCAATTGAAGTGTCTTTTATTTTTATATCTGCGACCATTATCTTTGAAGTCTTAAAAGATGAATTGGCTCTTTTTCAGATGCCGAGATTGTTCCTCCCCCGTCTTCATCATATTCAACACCGTCACGAAGAACAGCTTGAAACTCTTCATTATATTTTTGTCTATAAAAATCCATTTGAACTTGGAAAGTATCTTTACCTTCACCTGTGTCTGGGTCTCTAAATTTAGAAAGCATTGGATATATATATTCTGCAAACGCTTTATAGCAGACAGCACGTCTAAATTGCCCGGG